CTGATAGCCGCAACCGGGCGCTGTTTACCGCAACGCAACGGCTAGACCGTGAGCGGTTTCTTGGCGCACGGGCGACTGATACCCAAGCGCTGCAGTGGCCACGCACTGGCGTGCGCAAGCCTGACACCTATATCAATACCTACGCGGTTGGGTTCCCGTTCCGCATAACGACGGACTATTTCACCGACACCGAGATCCCGACGCAGATCAAGTATGCGCAGGTGTTGCTGGCGGTCTATCTGCACAACAACACCAGCGGCCTTGACCTGAGCGGCCTTGAGGATTACAAAAACGTCAAGATCGGCAGCCTTGACGTGACGCCTAACCTTGGCTATGGCGCTGTTGGCGCCGACCGCGTGCCGCCGTTGATGGAAAGATACCTGACTGGGCTTAGAATCAGTGGACCAGGCAACGTTTCCATCCGCCGGAGCTGATCATGGGTTACAAGTACCCCGGTGCTGAATACATCAGCGACACTGTTGCTCACACTGGCCGCTTCGGCAAGATTGTATCGCTTGAGGCCAGCACTGTGATTAGCAGCCTGACCGCACTGGACTACACCGGCAACGCACTGACCTCAGTGGTGCTGGACCCTAGCTGCGAGCTGGAAGGTGTGTTTACCAGCATCACACTGGCAACTGGTTCCGTCGTCGCTTATCGCCTCTGATGGCGCTTGCTGATTCGCTGCGATCAGTCGCCAGCAAAGTGATGGCAAGGTTTGGCGGCGATGTGACGATTCGCATCGTGACGCCTGGGACCTACAACACCACTACTGGCGCCATCACCGAGTCAGTTTCTGACACCGGCATCAAGGGCGTGCTTGAAGATGTCAGCGTGCGCGAGGTCAACGAACTGGTACAGGCAGGCGATAAACGGTTGATCGTGGCTGCGTTGGACCTAAATGGCACAGTGCCTGACACGGTTGACCGTGTGGTGATCAACAGCATCAGCCATCAAATCATTCGCGTTGACACGATCGAGCAGGACAACACCGCGATCACTTACGAACTGATCCTGAGGGCATAACGATGGCACGCCGCATTAACCTAGCCGACATCGGCAACTACAGTTTGCAAAAGTATGAGCAGTTGCTGCGTATCACGGTACTAGAAACTGACAGACGGCTTAAAGAGGCTAGTCCGGTTGATACCGGCAGATTGCGCCTTGCGTGGTCCATCAGCGAGCAAGGCACGCCCGGCTACGACCCTGGCCCGCAAAGTGGTGTTGCTGGCATTGCACCACCACGTCGGCTTGACTATCAAGTTGAGCGGGCAGGCAATGTGTACCACATCCATAACAGCTTGCCCTACACCGAGCCTGTGCTGTATGGCAACAATCTGCCAGCATCATGGCAAGGGCAGTGGCGATCCAAGAACAATCAAATCACCAAGGGATACCCGGACATCATCGCCCGCGAGATGACCGCATGGGCGCGGCAGCAAGCTGACCGCATCGGGAGGCAAGACTAATGGCAGCTGTCAACCTAAACACCGTTCGCGCCACCATTGAGGCACGATTAACGGCTGAGCTGACCAGCCTCACGACGACATACACTCAAACCGGCACTGTCGTTACGATCAACGCCACTGCGCACGGTTACTACGTCGGCCAGTCGCTGACGTTGGACTACACATCTGGCGGCGGCGTTGACGGCACGTTCACTGTGGTCACCACAGCAACCAACTCTTTTACCGTGACTGCTGCCGGTGCGTTGACAACCAGCGGAAATGTTACAGTGGTTAGCTCGCTGGGCAGCACCTTGCCGGTTGTCTTCCACAACCAGCCGTACATCCCAACGCCCGGTAGCTCATGGGTGCAGTGCCTGGTCAGCTTTGGCAACAACAACTACCTGACCATGGGCGGCACCACTGGCAGCAGCAACAGCGTCATTGGCGCCATCGTGGTCAATATCTTTACCGCTAAGGGCGTTGGCCCTGGCGCTAACTACACAATTGGTAAACGCATCAGAGACCTTTACAATAGACAAGTAATCAGCGGCGTCCATTTTGACCCGCCCACTGGCCCAGAGGTGGTGGCTGCGCCAGCTCCTGAGGGTTACTTCCAAGCACAGGTCAGAATGACCTTTGAAACCTTCGAGGATCTCTAGCCATGGCTTTTTACCGAGGGCAGCAAGGCAGCGTCAAGTTTGACGACGGCGGCGCTACTGGCGTCACCATTGCCAGCACCCGCTCATGGTCTCTGACCGTTGAGAAGGAATCACTCGACACCACCGCGCTAGGCGCCACTTATCGCGCTAATGTCGGCGGCCTGATCAGCGGCAGCGGCACCGTCGAGGTGCTTTACACGGCCAGCAGCGCTGATGAGACGAACGCTTTTATCGAGCATGTCAACACGGCCACCGACGAAGGCGCAGCCCTGTTTGAGCTGTTCCTTGATACAAACGGCACTAAAAAGGTCAGCTTTGACGGTGTCATCACATCTGCCGAATATTCGGCTACCGTTGGCGAAATCGAAGTGATCACGGTCAACTTCGTTACCAACGGCGCCATTACCCTGGACATCTGATCATGGCTTTTTATCGCGGGCAACAGGGCACTGTCTTCTTTGATAAAGCTGGTGCAGGCGGCTTGTCTGAGATTGCTGCGGTCCGGTCTTGGACCATGACCGTCGAGAAGGAATCGCTTGACGTGACCGATCACGGCGACACCTACCGTGCCAACGTGGGTGGCTTGATCAGCGGTTCTGGCACCATTGAGCTGATGTATGACGCTCCAGGTTCTGGCGACAAGCTGGACCTGATCAAGGATGTCAATCAAGCCACCGATGAAGCTGATGCAGCGTTTGAGCTGTACCTCGATGAAACCGGCGGCAAAAAGATCACCGGCACGCTGGTGGTGACAGGTTCCGAGTATTCCGCTACTGTGGGCGAAATCGAGATTGTCTCGGTTAATTTCGTTACCTCCGGGGCACTGACCCTTAGCATCTAATGCCTGCCGCCCAACGTCCGGTTGACCTGCTCACCGGAGCCTTTGACCTCAATCAAAGGCGCAAGTTTGAAGTGAAGACAGATGCTGGCGACGTGGTGATGGTGCTTTATTTCAAGCCCATCACCCGCGCTGACCGCAAAAAAGCATCTGCATTGACCGGCACTGATGAAGCGCTAGACGTTAGCACGCAGCTGCTATGTCAGATTGCTGAGCTTGAAAACGGCACCAAAGCGTTTGCACCGGCTGATGCGGCCAAGCTGCAACGCGAGCTGCCTGAGCGCGTCCTGAACGACCTAGAGCTGTTCTTGTTCGGCCTTGGTGATGGCGCAGGATTTGAAGAGGCAAAAAAAGACTAGAGGAAGACTCGTGGTTGTTCTTCGAGTTCTTCCTCGCAACTGAGCTAGGCATGACGGTTAGCCGTTTGCGTACCGAGCTAACCGATGCAGAATTTACGCACTTTGCCGCATACTATGAGGTCAAGGGCAGACGCGAAAAAGCGGAAATGGATAAGGCCCGGCGGCGGTAGACTGCCGCTATAGGGAGGTGTTGCCGTGGCCGTTTCGGTTGTTGATATTCAGGTAAACAGCCAGAGTGCTGTAAGGAATCTTCAGCAGGTTGGCGCAGCATCTAAAGCAGCACAGGCCGGCGTCAGTGGTTTAAAGGATGCTGTAACTGGCCTGCTTGGCGCATTTACGGCTGTCACTGCTGCCAAGTTTGTATTTGCCAAGACGGCAGAACTTGAATCACAAACCCGCAGCCTGCAGGTGCTGACGGGTAGCGCACAGCAAGCAAAGCAAATCATTCAAGAGCTGCAGCAGCTTGGTGCGGTAACGCCATTTACCAGCACTGAACTGATTGATGCAGCCAAGCGTCTGCAGGCTTTTGGCGTGCAGGCCAACAATGTTGTAGAAACCACCCGCAGGCTGGCCGACGCATCAGGTGCAACTGGTGCTGAGCTGCAGGGCCTGGTGACCGCCTACGGTCAGGTCCAAGCCAAGGGCAGGCTGCAAGGCGAAGAGCTGCTGCAGTTCCAAGAGCGTGGCATCGCGCTGCAGGAAGAGCTGCGCAAGATGTATGGGATGACCGGCGAGGAGTTCCAAAAGGCTCTAAGTAAAGGTCAGATCAGCGCTAAGGCTGTTGAGGTAGCACTGCAGCGGCTGACCAGTGCCGGCGGCAAATACGCCAATGGCGCTATTGCGCAAAGCGATACGCTAAATGGCAAACTCAGCACCTTGCAAGATGGCGTCGATGCGCTAGCTCGACGGATTGGCACAGCGCTTACCCCAGCGCTAAAGGCCATTTTCAATCAAGCGATCGCAGTTGTTGATGCGATCAATGCTGCATTGTCTGCCGGCAGGGGGGGCGGCTTTACGAGGAGCGTTGCAGGCGCCCGTCAGTTTTTGAATATCGGCGCCACATCGCAAGCAGTCGACAATATCGCCAAAGGTGTTGGTCAGGTTGGATCTCAGAAAAATAAAACAGGCATTCAGCAGAACCTGCAAGCATTGCAGCAATATCAGCGCCTGCTGCAAAGCGTTGGCCCTAATGATCCAAATGCAAATCGCGCTGTTCAGCTACAGGGCACAATTTTGCAAAAGATAAATCAGAATCTTGCGGCTCAAAAGCAACTGCAGGCAGGTGCAAAACAAACTGATAAATTATTTACCGCTCCGCCATTAGGTGCTGGCACAGGCGGCGCCGCAAAGGGTGGTGGCGGCAAGTCTGCTGACAAGCAAGCTAAAGAAATCAAAGACATCACAGCGCAAGAGCTTGAGTTGCGGTTGCGGCTTGGTATTGCCCAGCGCACCCAGAACGAGCAGCAAGAGGCTTACTATAATAAGCAGCTTGCAATCCTACAGGCCAGTCAGCAGGAGATGGGGCCTAATGAACGCAAGGCGGCAATCTTTGAAGCAGTGGTGCAATATGCAGAGCGGCTGCGCACGATTGAAGATCAGCGCAACAAGGAAACGCTGCCTGAATACATCACCAAACTGACAACCGCAGCATCTGGCTATGCCTCAGTGCTGGAATACTCCAAGCAGCTAACCGAAGAACAAAAGCGACAGCAGGCACTGGCTGACGGGATTAGCAATACGGTTGGCCAAGGCATGACATCTGCCTTTAACGCATTGATTCAAGGCAGCCAAGATTTCAATAGCAGCCTGCGGCAGATTGCATCTGGCGTGTTGATCGACATTGCCAGCCAACTCCTGCAGGTATTTGTTATCCAAAAGGCCATCAATGCAATTAGCGGTTTGTTTGGCGGCAATCGCGGTGGCTTTGCATCAGGCGCCAGCTTCAACCCCGGCGCCTTCGGCATGGCATCAATCGTTCCTGGTCTAAGCGGCGTCGGCAATTTCTTTGGTGGCGCTAGAGCCAACGGCGGCAGCGTGATGGGCGGCAAGGGCTACCTCGTTGGCGAGCGCGGTCCTGAGCTGTTTATGCCAGGCCGCAGCGGCGGCATCGCACCAACCGGCAGCTTTGGTGGCGGCGTTAATGTGGTAGTCAACGTAGACGCAAGCGGCACCAGCGTGGAAGGCAACGAGCCAAATTCCAATCAGATGGGTAGGATCATCGGTGCTGCAGTGCAGGCTGAGATCGTCAAGATGCAACGTCCTGGCGGTCTGCTGGCAGGTACACGCTGATGGCTACGTTCCCTGCGATCACTGCAAGCTACGGCGCCGAAAAGCGCAGCGCTCCAACCGTGCGCACCGTGCAGTTTGGCGATGGCTACCAGCAGCGGCTGACCTACGGCCTGAACCAAAACCCTAAGGAGTGGTCCTTGACATGGAACAACATCAGCGAGGCCAATGCGGATACTATTGAAGCCTTCCTTGATGCTCGCGCTGCTGATAGCGCTTCCTTTGACTGGACGCCGCCTGATGAGGTGACAGCATACAAATGGATTTGTCCATCATGGAGCAAGTCCATAACGTACGCAGGACGGGCGACCATCAGTGCCACATTTCAGCAAGTGTTTGAGCCCTAATGGCATACGCAGCTTGGGCTAGCAGCACCGCCTACAGCGTTGGCGCAATTGTCCGCGCAACGTCCGTACAGGCCACAGGGCTTGTCTTTCGCTGCACTGTTGCAGGCACATCAGCTAGCACACAGCCTGCCTGGCCTACCGATATCGGCAGCACCATTGCAGATGGTGGCGTCACATGGGCAGCGATCAGTAGCGTCTACGAAGAACTGTCGGTACTGGCGCCGAATGCCATCATCGAGCTGTTTGAGCTGCAGCTTGACACCACGTTGCATGGTGCAAGCACGACGTACTACTGGCATAACGGCGTCAATGCCAACGTGACTGGCGACATCGTTTTCAACAGCAATACCTACGTCAGGCTTCCGGTCAAGGCGGAGGGTTTTGACTACAGCAACACTGGCAGCCTGCCACGGCCAACGCTGACGATCAGCAACCTGACTGGTGATATCACAGCAATTCTGCTGCTGGTCAATGCGACGACGCCCGGCAATGACCTTGGTGGCGCCACTGTCCGCAGGATCCGCACGCTGAAGAAGTTTCTAGACGGCGAGACCAATGCAGACCCCAATGCACGGTTTCCGACAGAGATCTGGTACGTCGATCGGAAGTCCAGCGAGAACCGCGATCTGGTGCAATTTGAGCTGGCTAGTAAGTTTGACCTTGCAGGCGTGATGCTGCCAAGGCGTCAGATCATTGCCAACGTGTGCCAGTGGCAGTACAGATCGGCAGAATGCGGCTACACCGGCAGCAACTACTGGAATGTCAACGATCAGGTGGTCGGCACCTTGGCGCAGGATGTATGCGGTAAGCGGCTTGGTAGCTGCCGATTGCGGTTTGGCTCCACTGCAGAACTGCCGTTCGGCTCATTCCCTGGTGCTGGTCTAACGCAATGAAGCTAGGCACAACGCTGCAAACCGAGATCCTTGCCTACGCGCAGGCATGCGACCCCAAGGAAATGTGCGGGGTTGTTCATGTGGTCAAGGGCCGGAAGCGGTTTTACGCCTGCAGCAACATCGCCGCAACGCCTGATGAGCACTTCGTGTTGGACCCCGCCGACTATGCAGCGGCTGAAGATTTGGGCGAGGTCGTGGCGATCGTTCACAGCCACCCTGTCACCAAGCCTGAGCCGTCAGATGCGGACCGTATCGGTTGCAATAGCAGCGGCCTGCCATGGGTGATCGTCAACCCCAAGACTGAGGAATGGGGCCAGTGCGAGCCGTCTGACTTTGAGCTGCCATATGTCGGGCGTGAGTTTGTCTTTGGCGTGGTGGATTGCTACAGCCTGTGCCGTGACTGGTATCAGCGTGAATGGGGTTTGGAGCTGGCTGACTTCCCGAGGCGTGATGGTTTCTGGGAGCGTGGTGAAAACCTGTACGTCGATGGGTACAAGTCTCAAGGCTTCCGGCGCGTGCCGTTTGATGAGTTGCGGTACGGCGACGCGATCTTGATGCAGCTTGGCGCTGACCTGCCTAATCACGGCGCCATTTACCTTGGTGACCAGCAGATTTTGCATCATGTGCAGGGGCGGCTATCTAGTCGAGACGTGTACGGCGGCTACTATGTAAAGAGCACTGCCATGGTCCTGCGGCATGAAAGTCGTTAAGGTCTACGGCGCCCTCCGCAAGTTCCTAGGTGGCCGCTGCCGTTTCGAGTTTGAAGTAGACACACCAGCGCAAGCAATTAAAGCGTTGTGTGTGAACTTTCCTGATCTTGAGCAGTGGCTGATTAAAAGCGATTGGGGTTATCGCGTCACGGTTGGCAAGGAGCGCATTGGGCCAGAGAATGCAGAGCTGGTCTGCCTGCCTTGGTCAGAGCGTGAGGTGTTCAGCATTGCTCCGGTAATCGCAGGTGCTGGTCAAGGTGTCGGGCAGGTTTTTGCAGGCATCGGTCTTGTCTTGGCTGCCATTGTCCTTGGCCCTGCGGCTGGAGGTTTTCTAGGCTTGGGTGCAGGATTGGCTGGGGCTGGAGCCGGAATTATTGGTGGTGCTGCAGCCACGGCAATTGGCGGACTTGGTGCTGCGCTGTTACTTGGCGGCATCTCGCAGATGATTTCGCCGCAGCCCAACATCTCGCCGTTAGTGCGCGGCAAGGAAGCAGCCAGGCTTGAAAGCTTCAGCTTCAGCGGCATCAACAACACCAGCCAGCAGGGATTGCCGGTTCCGATCGCTTACGGTCGGGTCTTTGCTGGCTCAGCAGTCCTAAGCGCTGGCCTTGACGTTGATCAACTGAGATGACACAGATCCAAGGTGCTGGCGGTGGTGGCGGTGGTGGCGGTGGCGGTGGCTGCTTCCCTGGATACACGCTTGTCGATATCCCTGGCGGGCAGTGCCGCATTGATGAGCTGAAGCCCGGTGACATCGTTCTGAGCTTTGACGATCAAGGGCAGATCCTGCCTGCCAAGATCCTCAAGCTGCATGTCCACGACAGCGAACCGATCACCCGCTACAGCTACTGGGGTGGCAAACACCTTGATGCAACGCCTAATCACTGGGTACTCAACCAGTTCAATGCGTTTGTTTGCATTGACACGCTGGGGCCTGATGACTGCCTGATTGACGGCTTAGGGCACCTGCGGCCCATCATCGCCAAGCAACCGCTAGAGCCTGGCACGGTTTACAACCTGACCGTTGAAGGACAGCACACCTTCATTGCGGGCAACATTCGCGTCCACAACGCTGGCCTTGGTGCCACGATCGCTGGTGCAGGGGGTGGCGGCGGTGGCGGTGGCAAAGGTGGTGGTGGCACGACGCATGTACCAACGGAGGCCGATGACTCGCTGCAATCGGTCCAATACGGCAGTGTTCTTGACCTGATCAGCGAAGGCGAAATCCAAGGCATTGAGAACGGCGTTAAGGGCATCTACCTGGACGGCACACCGATTCAAAGCAGCAGCGGCATTAATAACTTCACTGGCTACACCGTTGTCACCCGCAACGGAACGCAGAATCAGGCGTACATCCCTAACACCGAAGGCACGCAGTCTGAAAAGACCGTCAACGTTGAGGTCACAAATGCTGCATCTGTAACCCGTACCGTCACAGATACTGATGTTGACCGTGTGCGCGTCACGGTGCAGCTACCAGCGCTGCAGATCATTGAAGACGACGGCGACATCATCGGCCATAGCGTCAGCATTGGCGTTTACATCCAATACAACGGTGGCGGCTTTACCAAGCTATTTGATGACACCATCAGCGGCAAGACCACCAATAGCTATCAGCGTGACTATATAGTCAGCCTATCGGGTGCGTTCCCTGTTGATATCCGCGTTGTCCGCAACAGTGCTGATGAGACCAGCGCCCGCAGGCAAAACCGCACTTACTTCAGCAGCTACACCGAGATCATTGACGAAAAGCTGCGTTATCCCAATAGCGCACTGACTTTCTTGCGGTTTGACTCGCGGCAGTTTGACACGGTGCCTGCGCGTAAGTATCTGGTGCGTGGCATCAAGGTGCAGCTACCCAGCAACGCCACCGTTGATACGACAACCTACCCAGGGCGCGTTACCTACTCAGGCGTCTGGGACGGCACGTTTGGCGCTGCTACATGGTGCGCAGACCCAGCTTGGTGCTTGTGGGACTTGATGACCAGTACGCGGTACGGCGCAGGCATTCCAACCAGCAGCCTTGACCGTTACGACTTTTTCGCCATCAGCCAATACTGCAACACGCTTGTCAGCAACGGACGCGGCGGTCAGGAGCCACGGTTCAGTTGCAACATGCTGATCAACAGCCGTGATGAGGTCTACAACGTCATCCAAGAGTTCGTCGCCCTGTTTCGTGGCATTGCCTACTACGGCGCCGGGTCGATGGTGGTGTTGCAGGACAAGCCTGCAGATCCGCAGTACCTGTTGACACCTGCCAATGTCGTTGATGGGCTGTTCAGCTACAGCGGCAGCGCACAGAAGGCACGGCACACCACCGCAACGGTTGCATACCAGACCTACCAGCAGCTTGGTGAGGTCACCTATGAATATGTCGAGCTGGCAGATGCGGTTGCCAAATACGGCATCATCAATAAGGACATCAAGGCCATTGGCTGCTACTCGCAGGGCCAGGCGCACCGCTTGGGCAAGTGGGCGTTGCTGTCAGAGCAGAACCTGACCGAGACCGTCACATTTTCGGTGTCGCTTGATAGTGGCATCGTCCTGCGGCCTGGAATGGTGATTGACATTGCCGACCCGATGAAGGCTGGCAGCAGGCAGGGCGGCAGGATCAGCGCAGCAACGACGACGACCGTAACGCTTGATTCTGCTCCCACCTTGGGAGGAAGCCCAACCATCAGCGTGCTGCTGCCTACGGGCTTGGTCGAAACGCGCAGCATCAGCGGTCTAGCGGGCAGTGTGGTCACGGTCAGCAGTGCATTCAGCGAAGCTCCTAATCCGCAGAGCATTTGGATTATCCAAAGCACCGGCACGCAAACGCAGCAGTTCCGTGTCATCACGGTTGCCGAGGGTGAAGACGGCATCTACGGCATCACGGCGCTGTCATATAACGCCAGCATCTATGCCGCGATTGAATCGGACCTAAAGCTGTCGTTCCGTGATGTAGGCGATGGCGGCCTGACCGATCCGAACACCATCCCGCAGGAACCAATCGTTGAACCTGCACCTGATCCGCCGAGCAGCATTGATGGCACTGAGCACCTGTACGTTGACGGCTCCAACGTGCTTACTGCTTTTGAGCTGAGCTGGATTGAGCCAACCGTCAGGATTGTTGCCAACCGCGCCATCAAGGCGGTCAACTATCGGTTGCAGTACAAGATTGACAATGACAACTGGCAGCAACTGGAGACCACATCACCGTCGATCCGGCTGACTGGGTTGCGTGCTGGGACGCTGTACGTCCAAATCGTCAGCATTGGCCTTACCGGACGGATCAGCTCCACTGCAACGGCACAGTTTGCGCTGATCGGCAAGACGGCATCTCCCGGCAACGTGCAAAACCTGACGATTGAGGCCATTAGCGCTAACAGCGCCCGCCTGCGGTGGGATGCAACGGTTGATCTAGACGTGAAGGTGGCTGGCCGTGTTCACATCAGGCACACCAACCTTACGAATGGCACTGGCACATGGAGCAACAGCGTTGACCTGATCCCTGCGATCGCAGGCCACAACACGGAAGCAATTGTGCCGCTGGTCGAGGGTGAGATCCTGGTCAAGTTTGAGGATGACGGCGGCCGACAGTCTGCAGCAGAAACCAGCGTCATCGTTGACTTTCCTGATGCGCTTGGACGGCTGCTGGTGCAGTCAAGGCGTGAGGATGCGGATGTGCCGCCATTCCAGGGCAACAAGACGGACGTGTTCTACAACGAGGACTATGACGCCCTCACCCTTGACGGGGATGAGGAGATTGATGACGTGGTGGACTTTGACCTGCTGCCGGTGATGGACTTCATCGGTGACACGGTTGGGACAGGCACTTATGAGTTCAATGCAACCTTGGACCTCGGCGCTTCGTATTCGGTTGACCTGACTAGGTTCTTTGTCACTCGCGGATTTTTCCCTAGCGACCTGATCGACAGTCGTAATGGCTTGGTTGATGACTGGTCTGATTGGGACGGCGGTGTGATCGATTCGGTCAATAGCAAGCTGTACCTGCGGCGTACCAGCGACAACCCAAGCGGCACGCCAACCTGGACAAGCTGGCAGGAGTTCGTCAATGGCACCTTCCTTGGCCGTGGCTTCCAGTTCAAGGCAGAGCTGACTAGCAATGACCCAGCAGAGAACATCTTGATTGATGAACTGGGCTATGAGGCAACGTTCCAGCGCAGGACTGAGCAATCGGTTGGAGCGGTCGCCAGTACGGCAGGCACCAAGTCCATCACGTTTGACAAAGCGTTCTTTACCGGCACTGCCAGCCTCGGCGGCATCAATGCTTACCTGCCCAGCGTCGGCATTGTGGCCCAGAACCTTGCAACAGGTGACTACTTCAACGTCACCAACGTGACCAGCACAGGCTTTGATGTCACCTTCAGGAACAGTAGTGGCACCGCAGTTGACAGGAACTTCCTGTGGAGTGCAGTCGGATTTGGCAAGGGCGTTTAAAGTGTAGACACTGCCTGTCTTGTAAGTTGTGGCTCAACACGATTACGTCATCGCGAACGGCACTGGTGCTGCTGTCCGCTCTGACCTGAACAACGCGCTGGCCGCGATCGTCAGCAACAACAGCGGCGCGACAGAGCCAGCAACGATGTATGCCTACCAGTGGTGGGCTGATACCAGCACCGGGCTGCTCAAGCTACGCAATGCTGCCAACAACGCTTGGATCACACTGAGAGAACTGGATGGCACGCTAACCATTGAGGCAGGTACGGTCTCGGCCCCTGGCTTGGCGTTCGCGTCGGACCTGAATACGGGCATCTATAGCCCAAGCGCTGATCAGCTTGCAATCGCAACCAACGGCGTCGAGCGCGTCGAATGGGGCACCAGCGAGGTGGTGTTCAACGATGGCGGTGCTAATTATGATTTCCGCATTGAAGGCGATACAAACTCTTCGCTTTTCTTTGTCGATGCGTCAGCAGAAGCGGTAGGGATTGGCACTACTGCGCCCATCGCTGCTACTCACATCATGCTTTCTGATGTGACCGGTTTCACATCTCCAGCAAATGATGGTCTTGTTGTTGAACGAGGCGGTGGAAATGATCTGGGGATTACCATTGCCACCAATAATGATCGTAACGGCTACCTGTTATTCGCTGACTCTGACTCCTCTAATCCCGCTTGGGTTGGCTATGACCATAGCGTTAATGCTATGTCATTCAAGGTCAACGCATCTGAACGCGCCCGCATCGACAGCTCCGGCAGGCTGTTAGTTGGCACGTCTACTGCTCGTGACAAGTTTAACAACGCATCTGGCGAAACTCCTAATGTTCAAATAGAAGGCACTGGAACAACTGCGTCTGGTTTGTACATGCTGTCTATGACAGCCAACAACACAAGCTCTTCAGCAGCAGCCGGACCGGCCATGTTTTTTGGTCGCTCTGAAGGAACTACGACTGGGTCTTACACGGTTGTTTCAGCCGACAAGAACCTTGGTCGAATCAGTTTTCAAGGCGCTGATGGGACCGAGTTTGTTGAGGCGGCAAAAATTGATTGTTTTGTAGACGGCACCCCCGGCGCTAACGACATGCCGGGCAGGCTCGTATTTTCTACGACCGCCGACGGAGCGAGCAGCCCGACGGAGCGGATGAGGATTGTGAATAGTGGAGAAATCGGAGTCAGCATGACGCCGGTTGCCAGCAATCGGCTATGTGTTAGGGCGGCTACCGATGGCGCATCTATACTTGCAGATTCCGCACAAGCGCAAGGAACAGGCTGGTATTTGTTTTATGGTACCTCTGGATCCGTAGCTGTTGTCCAAGCTTGGATACGTGGAGACGGAACATACGGTTCTCGACCAAACGTTTATGGCGGCACTT